AACTTACCTATAGGGATATAACCTCTAGCATTCCCCCTCGGTACCTGACTACTTGTCAGCGAAATGTTGGACGTGGTAGTAGAATGATATCCATCACCCACACACACAGGGCTATTCAGGCATTGCTAACTAGGGTCAGAGTTCATACAGGGATTGCTAGTTTCTAGCACGGCTTCGGTCCGGTCCCAGCCAGACCTTAGCAGGGCTTCGATAGACCCCTAGGCACCCCTTTCTCTATATATATTATATATATATATTCTCTCCATACAGTGCAGGGTAATAAACACTACATAAGCGATTCATTATGAAACATCTAGAGAATACAACCTATTTACGCCACCTACAGTTTGCGAGTAAGACCGCTGGCTTTATGCTGGTTTTGGGGTTGGTGAGTTTATTGCATGGTATTTTCCCATTCCTATTCCCCTCTTATGTTTCTTCTCACATACACCGTTTGAACACTGTGTTTGATGACCACGTAGGGTAGCAAGGGGTAATACCCTAAAGTCTCTTAGAGAGGCTATTTGAGGGCTTAGAGAAGATACTATGGCAAAGAGAAAGAGAAAACCTCCTAAAAAACGCATACCTAAGAGGTATGAGCAAGAGGACACTGGTTTCAATCTGACGCCTCTGACCGCTAGTGAGGTTATGGGAGATATTGAGGCTGAGTTTGATTGGTTAGAAATGGCTCGTAGACGCATGGAGGAGTTGGGAAATCCAGAGAATAGGAATGTAACCCACGACGTTCCGGGTGATCCAATAGATTGGGCAGAAGTCATGAAGCATGGTCTTAGAGGTGGGGATCCAGCAAGAACTTATGGTATAGGTGCTGAGATGCCAAGATTTGAGACTGGCAGAGATGTTGAGAATGTCTATGGGCATATACGGGGAATGAATCATGAGGGTAGACCCGAAGGTGTGAAACCCGGGCCAAGCCCTATTGCATTGAATACCCAGTCATTACAAGAGAATAATGTACCGCGCCCAGATGCCGGTAAATTATATCGTCAGGGTTATTTAACACAACGAAATAGTCAAGCAGACTTTAATGAGTGGGATAAAGTGCCTATGATTGATACCCTTATGCACGAACTAGGGCATAGATCAGTAGATTACGGATATCCACAAGGTCCGGGAGGGGCAAAATCTAGTTTCGTAGACGAGGGGAAGTACGACAGTCCTGAACATCAGATGATCCGTGCTGCTACAAAACGGAGGGGTTATCATACTGCCGAGGCTAGAAAAGCGGCGCAGGACTACGCAAACTATATAGGCACAAGCTATGGTGATTGGGATAGTAAGGCACAAAAGTTTACGAAAAGCAAAGAAAGCACTAGCACTGTCGCAAAACAGCAACTAAGGGCTATGCGAAGACATGCAGACAAGATGCAAGAATTACGCAAAGAGCAAGAAAAATTGCAGCTTCGACGCGAATACTTACGCAGAAAGAAAGAAGTATTAAAAGGGTTTTACGACCAAGATGAATACAACAAATGACAGACAGACAAGACAAGTTCGTACAGTTCTACGCAGAAACAGGTAATGCTACCCAAGCAGCTATCCATGCTGGCTATTCTGCAAAGACAGCGAAACAACAAGGGCATCAGCTAAAAGAGCAGCTTAGACATACCATAGCTGACAAAACGAAAGAGGTACTTGCAGACAAGGTACCCAACATGCTAAACTTGCTCTCAACCATAGCAGAGACATCTACCAGTGACACTGCTAGGATATCGGCAATCAAAGACTTACTCGACAGAGCGGGACTCAAACCTATTGAAAGGATTGAACAAACCAACATCGAATCCATGAGTGATGATGAAATCCAAAGACAAATCGACAGCCTTATTAAACACTAAAGATAAAGACTTACTACTTGATCTCCTACAAACCCAAAGGGCTAGGGAGAGGTACAACAGGGTAAAGTCTTACGACCCCTATCCTTATCAGGTAAAGTTTCATAAAACAGGTAAGGATTCTAACCAAAGATTACTTATGGCGGCTAACCGTATAGGTAAATCTTATTGTGGTAGCGCAGAACTATCCTATCATTTAACAGGTTTATACCCTGACTGGTGGGAAGGAAAAGTATTTAATCAGCCTATTGTTGCATGGGCTGGTGGTGTATCTAACGAAACAACACGAGATATAGTACAATTTGAATTACTGGGTTCCCCTGACGATCCAACGGCATTTGGGTCCGGTACCGTTCCAAAAGATTATATAATAAAAACGGAACGTAAACCGGGTGTTCCCAACGCTAAGAGTGTTGCTTTAGTACGACATGTGTCTGGCGGGAACTCATCTTTATTCTTCAAAGCCTATGAAATGGGTGTAGAGAAGTGGCAAGGTAGGTCAGTAGACTGTATATGGCTGGACGAGGAACCGGGAAGAGATATCTACTCTCAAGCGGTTACTAGGACGCTAGATAGGCGTGGAATGGTCTATATGACATTCACCCCAGAAGCGGGAATGACAGAAACTGTTGCCTCTTTTATGAATAGGCTGCAACCCGGACAGGCTCTCGTTAACGCAACATGGGATGACGCAGCAGAGAAAATCGTATCCCTTCGTGGTAACGGGGGTCATTTAAACGAGACTGTAATGGAACAAATCCTTTCCAGTTATAGTCCCCACGAAAGAGAGATGCGTAGGTATGGTAGACCTTCTATAGGTTCAGGTCTAGTCTTTCCGGTGATGGAGGAAAAGATACTAATAGATCCTATTTCTTTACAGGATCATTGGCCTAGAATTTGTGGGATCGACTTCGGTTTCGATCATCCTACAGCCCTAGTTTGGATTGCGTTTGACAGGGATGAGGATATATACTATGTATATGACTGTTACCGGCAATCAAAATCCCCACCCTCAGTTCATGCCGCTCAGATTAAAAGCCGCCCTAGTTACATACCTATTAGTTGGCCCCATGATGGTAATAGGCGCGATTCAATGGGCAATCCCGGTTTGGCTGATCAGTATCGCAATCTTGGTTGCAATATGTTACACTCTCATTTTGAGAATCCTCCTGCACTGGGACAGAACAAAGGAGGCAATTCTGTTGAAGAGGGTATAATGTCAATGTTACAGAGAATGGAAGATGATAAGTTTAAAGTGTTTTCAACCTTATCTGATTGGTGGGAAGAGTTCAGGATGTATCATAGGAAGGGGGGCAAGATAGTCCCTTTCAGGGATGATCTAATGTCTGCTACTCGTTACGCTGCAATGGCAACACGCTTTGCCGTTTCTGGATCAGACCCTACGTGGACTAAAGACTTAGAGTATAAAAACTATGGTATTATATAATGGCTGAAAAAATGACAGAAGACGAACTAAAGACACGGATAGATGCAGAACTCCGTAACTCTTTAGGTTATTTTTCAGATGAACTATCCAAGCAGCGTGAGATGGCTATGGAGTACTACTATGCGCTACCGTTTGGAAACGAGATTGAGGGTAGGTCGCAGTTTGTTGACTCCACTGTACAAGATACTATTGAATGGATAAAGCCGTCGTTAATGCGTATTTTTGCATCTGGCGATGAAATGGTTAAATTCAATCCTGTAGGACCAGAAGATGTAGCAATGGCGGAACAAGCCACTGACTATGTTAACCATGTCTTTGTAAAAGATAACAATGGTTGGGAAATTCTATATTCATGGTTCACCGATGCGCTGCTTCAAAAGAATGGTATAATCAAGGTATGGTGGGATGAGTATCCTGAATCAAAACGAGAGGAGTATCACCGACTATCTAATATTGAAGTAGAGTCTATGCTGTCTTCCCCAGATGTAGAAGTAACTGAGCATACTGAATATTTAGAAGGTGAAGAAACTTTTAATGATATAGTTATCATCAGAAGTGACTACAATGGTCGAGTGAAGATTGAGAATGTTCCTCCCAGTGAATTTCTGATTGCTAGGGAATCCAAGTCAATACAAGATGCAAAATTTGTTTGTCATCGTGTACAGGTTACACTCTCTGATCTACGAGAGATGTACCCAGACGAAAACCTAGAACCTGAAGACTTAGGTGGTGGTGACGATGATATGGAAGAGTATTCTCCAGAAAGACTTGCTCGTTATGATTATGACAAGACAGCTAAGTACTGGGGAACTTATGGAGACGGTGCAGAAGAAGCCTTAAAAACTTATTGGTTGCATGAGAACTATTTGCAAACCGATTGGGATGGTGATGGCATTGCTGAGTTACGCAAGGTATGTAGCGTAGGTAAAAAGATACTAGAGAATGAACCAATTGATAGTATTCCTTTTGTTTCGATCACCCCCATAAAGATACCGCATAAGTTCTTTGGGTTGTCAGTTGCTGACCTAGTGATGGATTTGCAATTAATTAAGAGTACATTGCTTAGAAATCTCATGGATAATATGTATAACCAGAACTTTGGTCGGTATGCAGTACTAGAGGGTCAGGCAAACTTAGATGATCTGCTGACCCAGAGGCCGGGTGGTGTAGTTAGGGTGAAATCCCCAAATGCAGTTACACCCTTGAGTACTCCTTCACTAGAACCTTATAGTTTTCAAATGCTTGAGTACTTAGATACCATTCGTGAATCTAGGGCTGGTGTTGGTAAGACATCTCAAGGATTAAATGACAAGGCATTAACATCGCATACTACAGCCAGTGCTGTTAATTCCGTAATGACAGCAGCGCAAAGCAGGGTGGACTTATTGCGCGGCCAGTTTGCGGAAACAGGTGTTAAAGAATTAATGCGTAGAATATACGAACTACTACTTAAATTCCAAGACAAGGAACGGGTTGTCAAACTTCGTAATGAGTGGGTTCCTGTAAGACCTGATGCTTGGAATGATAAAATGGATTGTACTGTATCTGTTGCTCTTGGGCATGGTAATAAAGAACAACAGCTTATGCACTTATCAGCAATGTTAAACTTTGCTGGTGATGCTATGAAGGGCGGGTTAAAAATCGTCACAGAAAAGAATATGTACAATCTTGGGGCAGCCTTAATTCGGAACATGGGCTTTCAGAATGTCAGTGACTTCTTGACTGATCCTGATTCCGTTCCACCACAGCCAGATCCAAGAGAGCAAATGGCCCAAATGGAAATGCAAAACAAGAAGGCTGAACTTGAAATTAGAGCGGCAGAAGTACAGGTGAAGGCGCAAAAGGTCCAGCAGGAAGCTGCTGAGATGCAAATTGACGCCCAACTTAAAATGGCAGAACTTGACTTAGAGGCAAAACAAAACAGGCCAGTGGCCCTAGGATAATATGTTAACCGAAGAACGAGAACGAGAGGCTCAGTTGCTTCTCGATAACCCGGTATTTGTTGAAGCATTTAAAAAATTAGAAGAAGAATTATTAGACCTCTGGAAGATGTCAGGGTCTACAGATATCGACCAACGAGAATCTTTCTGGTTGGCCGTAAGACTGCTTGATAGAATAAAAGTTCATATACAGTCCATAGTTGAAACTGGACACATGGCTAAAGTTCTAGAAAAGCAACACCCACATATCTAGAGGAGATTTGTAATGGCGGATACGCAAGACGCCCCGTCTGTAGCGGGAGATCAACCCGGTGAAGCAGGAAGTATTACTGCAACACAAAACGCAATTCTTGGCCTACTGAATTCTGAAGAAGAACCACCAGAAAAGCTAGAAGAGAAACCTTCCGAAGAAACGTCCGAAGAGGAATCTGAAGATGAGCCATTGGAGGAAGCAGAAGAGGAATCAGAAGCATCTGATGAAGATGAAGAAGAGGAATCTGAGGAGTCTGACGAAGAGGTCGAAGAAGAAGAACCTGATGTTTACGCCGTCACTATTGATGGTGAAGAGCATGAAGTTACCTTTGATGAATTGATAAAGGGGTATTCTCGGCAATCAGACTACACTAAAAAGACTCAAGCACTTGCAGAACTCAGGAATAATTTTGAAGAAGCAAAATCTCGTTATGAGACAGAACTTCCAGAATTGCAAGGACTGAAAGAGCAATATGTACGTAATCTTGGCGAAGTAATTGAAGGGTCACTGAGTGGTCTGGAGCGTTTCAATATAGATTGGAATGCTTTACGAGAAGAGGATCAGTCAGAGTATCTACTTAAACGTGAAGAATTTAGGCAAGCACAGGAACATATTCAAGGGCTACAGCACAGAAAGCAGCAGGAAGAGTCGCAACTCAACCAACAGATGTCTGAACAACATCGAACTTTCGTAGCAAGTGAACATGAAAAATTAGCACAAAATATTCCTGAATGGCGTGAAGCCAAAACTAGAACTGAGTTGGGTTCTCAACTTAGAGAGTATGCTTTATCCCAAGGATTCGTCCCTGAAGAAATCGATTCTTTAGTGGACTCACGTTCCTTTATCGCATTGATGAAGGCTATGAAGTATGATGCTTTATCAGAATCAAACATAAAGGCTAAAAAAGTAAAGAATAAGCCTAAAGTTGTGAAGTCTGGTGGGGGAACTACAAAGAAACGAGCGGCTAAAGAACGTACAGTAGCTTCCATGAAACGGCTTCAGGAGTCAGGTCATGTCGATGACGCGGCTAAACTCTTTGAGGATTTTGTAGACTTTAACTAGGGAGGATTGCTAATGGCTATCCCCGGCAATACTCGACAAACCTACGGTGCAGTACAGATCCGTGAGGACTTGAGTAATATTATTTATAACATATCACCAACCGACACTCCATTTGTTTCAGGCATTGGTAGAGGTACTGCTTCTAACACGTTGTTTCAGTGGCAGAAGGATGCTCTAGCAGCGGCTGCTGTA